ATCCCCTATTTGGTCTTCAAGTTTGGCAGCACTAAATAGTAGTTGCTCAAACTCTGCAGTATTCTCCTTGCCTTGCTGCTCTAATAACGCTAACTCCTGCTTTAATGCTCGTAGTTGTCCAGTTAATGTCTTCTGCTTACCATCTGCCTCATCAGTAACTGCAGTGAATCTATCCAGTTCACGATTGACATCTACGAGTGATGATTTAACTTCTGCTTGTGCTGCTGCATTCTCCTTGTATGCCTTGGACAATCTATTGCCAGTTGCCAGTAATGATATCTGCTCCTCTTCTAATTTCTTAAGTTGAGCAGTTAACTGCTTGGATTCCTTGTTTAGATTATCTAATGCGTTCTTAACTTGTTGAGATGAGAATGCTGCTGCGATTGTCTTACCAGTATTCTTAAACTGATTATTTATGTTGGTCGCAGTCTCCTTGGCACTTGCCTCTAACTCATCATTGGCTTGGTTAATCTGATTAAGAGATGCCTTTAAGTCTGTGGCATCCCCAGTATAAGTGATAAGTACATTAGCCGATGCCATCTCTTTTATTTTGCTTTATTGACATTTCAAATTTAAGCAAATAAGTTGATACATCTCCTCTCATTAATTCATTGAATTCTGATACACTACCCTTGCACAAGTTCATCACTTGGCTGCGGAATTCTTCTTGGATTTTCTTTGAACGGACTCTTGGTGAGTATTGAGCATAGTTAAACTCTCCATCAGTTTTCTTTGCGCTACTACGTTGTACTCCCATAAACTCTGCAGTTCTTGTGGAGACATAGTTAGCAATGGCATTAGTGGAATGATATCCAATCGGGAAAAAAAATCGTGCGATGCCTCCCTACACATCGCATCAAATACTTCAAGTTTAGATTGGTGGATATCTGAATTAATTATAGTTGGGTCTTCATCATCCCTCACTACCCATATTGCTGCAAAGTTTAGTAGTAGGTCTCTGTGTATAACACTATTCTGCCTCTCCCGAATAACGTGAATGTATCCTGCTACCACTGCTGCGTTCTTTGGGTTAGATAGTCCTGCTGCCAGTGATTTTTCCATTCCATCCAGTATCTGCTCCATCTCGCTCCCACTCAATCCACTGCTGATTCTTTCCATCAGTGATAGTGCCATACTGAATCTCTCCAATGGCAATGATGTCTCTTTGGGGAATCTATAGTATCTATGTCCATCGTGCTTGAATACCTCAACCAAATTATGCTTTGGGTTAGGTTTCTTATTGGAATGATACCAAGGTAGTCGCTTGGCGAATCTTGTGAATGATTGAGTCCAGTTCATCGTTTACAAATATTAAGTTGCCATTGTTCAGCACTATGCTGCACTTGTCTTCTTGTTCTTCCTTCACTCTCGTTTTTGCAGGAAGAAAGCATCCACATTCATTGCACACATTAAGATGCTTGTTGCGATGTTGGCAGTGCATACACACTGGCAGTCTTGTCTCTGATAGTAGGTTAGCCTTCTTATCCGATGTCAGATATAGATACCATCCCTTGATGATTGCCATTATCCTCCGCATTCGATACAATCTAATAGATTAATAACTCCAGTCTCTGATGGGTCTATATTGCTATTGACTACACTGAATGATATGCAATCATATTCCTGCTCACATATTACGAACTTCTCGCAAGACATCAATGTGATAGTGTATCCCTGCAATGGGTCTATCTTAATCCCACTAATGGTTAGCATACCAGTAGCATCAGATTCAGTCGGGAATGATTGGATACGATTGGTTGCATTGTGCCTAATGTTTACTTGGTATCCAGTGCTTGGTGTGACATATCCAAACGTAATACCACTGGCACAATGGTCTACTATTATTCCCGAATCAAAGCAAGGTGAACATACGCTCATAGGTATCTCTTTAAAATAGCATTGACAAAGTAACGAAAACAATCCAAGTAGTCAGCACGTTCAGTTAACTTTTTTCTATTCAACTTAATGATGCTACCATTGGCATCACACTGAACTTGCTTGGCATCAAACACGAATCCCTTACACCTCTTTGAGTTTACCTTCACATCCAATCTCCTCAATGCTGCATTGCAATCCACTCTACTATTCTCGTGTTTAGGATTGGCAGGAATGATAAACTGGCTATCTGATAGTTTAAGTCTTCTCTTGATTTGAGTATAGGCAGATGAGTTGTCCCTCTGCTGCACACTACCTCCCTTGCCCATAGCATCACCAGTGATACGAATCAATCCACTTGGGATATTCATTGCCTCTACCACATCACAGAATGCATCAATGCTTCCCTTCTCAATGCTTACCTCATCCACCACTCTTGCACCTCTGTTGGTTTCTTGGATAACCAAGGCACATAGTGGGTTAATGTTAAAGTCCACAGAGATGTATGTAGGTATGTTTGGATTGTGTACTGCTGCATCATCAATATGCTTCTCATCCTGCCATTCGTAGAGGAATGGATTAACTACATCATCCATCACATCCCAATCTCCTTCTACGAATCGGGCATATTGGATTGGTGGTAACTCTTTGAGTGATTCAAGATACTCTGCAGGAATGTATGGATTGTCGGTAATCTTCGATGGGATGAATGCCCACTTGATTGGTAGTGTGCCTTCTTTGAATCTCTCGTAGATAATAGTCTTTACCCAGTTATGTGCAGGATTGCAAGTAGCAAGACAGATGATTGGTGGTCTACCCTCTGCCTTATTCCAAGAACCAATACGCTCTTGCACCTTGTAAAAGGTCTGCTCCTGCAGTTCGTTTACCTCATCAAGTCCTGCTCCATTCACTTCCAATCCTTTGAATCTGTTTAGGTCTTTATCATCCTCATATGACTCTGACATAAAGATGAGTTCTGAACCATTGGCAAACTTAACTACATTGGTCTCCCGATTCCAAGATGATACATAGTCTCCCACACCATCAGCCAGTATTGATGCAAACGATGGGAATGTAGTTCGTTTCAAGTCGGGAAGACTCTTGCGAATAACTACCCACCTACTACGAGCATACTGCAGTGCAAGGTATGTGATGGTTAGCAGTAGCCAATATGTCTTACCTCCTCGTATTGCTCCTCCGAATACTACTACCCTATGGCTACCATCAATGGATTTGTAGAATGCTTCAGACTGCCTATCTGTTAACTCAAGTCTCACTTGGTGGATTAGTCTCTTGTGGCTTGGTTGTGACTATCACTAATGGCTCATTGGTCTTGATGGTATTCTCACCATTATTGCTCCACCTACCTCTTTGTCTATTGGCTAACCAATGCTTGGCTGCAGCAGTATCTGATGGGAGTTCTTTGCGGAGTTTAACTACATCTCCATCCCTTGTCAATGCCTCCTCTGTGATGGTTACTCCCAATGCTCTCTTGTACATTGCTCGTGCTACCTTGGCATCTGCCTCCTCTCTCCCCTGCGTTAATGACTCTAAAAATGATGGATGCTGCTCCTTCCAAACATTAAGTGTTGACTCATCTATGCCAATGATTTTTGATATCTGCACATCAGTAAGTCCAAGCAGTGCCATCTCAAATGCTTTCTCATCGTGTGCCTTCTGATACTCCATTGGTCTGCCTAATGGTAACTTTGTTCGCTTGATTGTCTTATTGCCTTTCTTGTTCATATGGCTATCTTTTAGTCCTTGCCTTGCGATACTTCTCTGCCTCTGCATAAGCAATGGCTATTGATTGCTCTTGGCTATATCCCTCACTTATTAGTTTGCGGATATTCATCTGTATGATTTGGTCGGAATCTCCTTGGAATAATGGCATATGGCTATGATTCTTGATTCAAATTTACGAAAGATTCTAATACCATTGAATTCTGATACGAGTTGATATGGTGACCAAGTTTGATTAGTTCTTGGTACTGGCTTGGATAGATGATTATGTTTTGGAGTTTGGATGCTGCAAATGCCTTCACTGCATAGATGTCATTGCCATCCCTATCTGAATAGGTCTGTATCATACCTAACTTGAATTCCATCCCTTCGAAATCTATCAACATCTTATCTGATGCAATGTACTTGGATAGTTTACTGGTAGGTATTGCTATGGCTATGTCATACTCCAATCCTGCGTGGGTTAGGTATCCAAAGTAGTATTCCTTGTCTTCCTTCATCTTGGACTCAACAAAGAATCCTGCTCGTAGTCTTGTTGTCATAGTTGGTATGTGTCTATTCGTTTCTTCACCATATCAATGAATCTCTCCATCATTGACTGGTAGTATGAGTTAAAGTCTTGATGTCCCTCGTTGTTGTGTTCGAATAAGACATATAGGCTTGAGCGCAATCTCTGTGATGGAGTTTTGCCTCCTAACTCTGCTGCATCAATCTTGATGGCATTGAGCATCTCCTCATCGTTATAGTTGAACTGCTCACCTTTGAATGCCATCACACCAATACCACCTATCCATTGAGACATTAGTTCTGTCATCTGTGCAGGAGATAGTTCTTGTGTGCCTATAACTACCCTAATGGTCTTATCCTTCCTTGTTGCTACTGATTCAATGGCACAAGGTATGGTTAGTAGTTTAGCATCCATATTCAGATTCTTGTCTCTTTGATTGTGTAGGTCTCTTGAGTTTGTTTAGGTAGTCCTTCACCATTGCTCTGATAAGTTCCTTGTGACTCACTGGCACTCTGAACGTGATATTGGTAGTTACCTCTTCGTATAATGGTTTCTTCCCTGCTCCCTCTCTCCTGCCTCCCCAGTTATTGGTTGTCTTCTGTTGTGTTTTCATTGTGCAAATATAATCAAGTTTTGATTACGTTGTGCAGTTCAATCCCTCTTTTTTTAAGGAGAATCAACCATTCATAGCATCGAATCAAGTAAGTCCTATAGACTCCAGTGCCTCGTTCAGCACTGGTAAGTTGGAGTGCATAGGACTGATGTGTGGCAGTTGTTGAGTGATAGGTAATATGCCTATCTACAATGTATGCCTCCACTGGCATCTTGGTGGTCATATACTCAATGGTCTTCTGCTCTATCTCTTGGTAAGTCATTAGAATGGCTTATCATTATCAGTCTCAAACCAAGATGATACTGGCATACGCACTGGCTTATCCTCCTTTGGTTTGTTGAATACTGGCTTGGTTGTGTCATCGTAAAAATTGCTCATCGTTGGATTATGCCTAAACTTAACCATACCTACTGCTCCTTGTCTATGCTTCTCAAATAGGTAGAATATCTCATTGGTGTAGTCCTGCCCGTTGTCATCTTGGAGTTTGTAGTAGGCAGGTCTCCATATGAAAACCACACTATCTGCAGTCTGCTCAATCTCTCCCGATTCTCGTAAGTCTGCAAGGATTGGCATCTTGGTACTTCTCTTCTCCACCTCCCTTGATAGTTGGGATAGTAGGATGATAGGTATGCCCAAATCCAATTGGCATCTCTTGAGCAGTTTAATCATAGTGGATACCTCCTGCTCCCGATTGCCTTTGTTCATACCTTCCAGTTGTAGTAGTTGAAGATAGTCAATCACTGCCCACTTACACTTGCCATTCTTATGTGCCTTCTTTATTACTCGTATTGCCTCGTGCAATCCGCAAGATGGTTTATGGTATACAAGTAGTTTCTTCTGTTCAATTGTGCCTATGCTCTGCTCCATCTTAATCCTCTCATCTTCCGTTAGCAGTCTCTTCTTTAGCCTACCTCCATCAATACTACCATCAGACTGATTTAGGATTAATCGTTGTGCCAATTGGCTCTTGGACATCTCGCAATTGATGTATACACCATAGTCATCTGTAGATAGTGCGTGAAAGATTGCCAATGCAGTCTTCCCCATTGATGGTCTTCCTGCTATCACTATCAACTCATTTTGCCATCCACCAGTGAATTCATTGATTGAATGTATGCCAGTATCTATACCAATGAGTTTACCTTGCTTTGCGAATACCTCCTGCTCATAGTATAACTTGCGCTCATCATCCATTAACTCTGCAGTGGATATCAACTTATCCTCTGTGCTATTGGTATCTATCAACTTGGTCAACTTGTCTATGATGCTTGATGCTACCTTGTAACCATCCATATTAGCATCAGAGTTCATCATCTCCTCTGTGATTAGGTTAGGTAATGTGCGTGATATGTAGGCATCTTTAAGGATTGCTATGTATTCATCTATTGGCTCATTAAATCGCATTGCTCCCATTGCCTCTGCCAATATCACTACGCATTTACTTTTGATGTCTATGCTATAGTCTGCTCTTACTCTTTGGGATATAGTAAGTCCATTAACTTGCTTACCCTCCTTAACCATTGTCTCAATAGTAGAGAAGATGGCTCTGTTGTATTCAGAGTTAAAATGATTGGCAGTAAGACTGGATATGATGTGGCTCGTGTTATCGGGATGGTTTACCAGTACAGATATCACTGCTACCTCAATCTCTTTGGTATCTATGCTCATATGTTTTTGATGCCTTTGGTCACCTCTGCTGCACGTTCTTGCCTCTGCCTATATGATGTACCTCTCAAGAATGGATTATGCTCTTGAATCTTTGCTCTCGTTCTTCTGATTGTTTCTGCTTGTGGTAGGTCTCCATCTACATACATCTGCAGTAATTCTCGTGCAGACATCTTATCGAATCGTTCTTGCCCGATTGTCTTCGCCCAAATGTTGGCAATGAGTTTGGCATCGTTGTCCCTCAATTCGGGATATCTAATCAGCCAAGATGTTATCAATTCCTTGGCATTGGTGAGTTCGTTTAGTTTCATAAGTTAAAAA